CTGATCTACAACATATTAGTAGAACGTCATTTTCAGGAGCGTATGTATGTGTGCCGATGCACCCTTTGACAAAAGAACTTACCAACATAGAAAAGTATTCACCCAAACTGGCAGGGTACCTAGAAAAAAGATTAATATCGATAGGGGTAACCTTTTGAATAATAAAGTAAAATACAGGTCTAAGTTTGAACTCAACTTAGCACGGACTTTAGTATCCAAGAACGTAACATTCTTTTACGAACAGGATAAGTTTGAATACATACCTGCCCCTCGACACTACACTCCAGACTTTTACTTTCCAGAAACAAACATCTATGTAGAAGCTAAAGGCCACTTAGATAAGGGCGACAGAGTGAAGATGGTACTGATGAAGAAACAACATCCTGAGTTAGATATTCGGTTTGTCTTTATGAATGTTAAGAATAAGATTTACAAGGGTAGCAAGACGACGTATGCTGATTGGTGTGTGAGATACAACTTTGAATGGGCCGAAGGGTCTATCCCTATGGAGTGGGTAAAAAAATGACCGACGATATTGAGATACAAAAACAGGTGGAGATGATGTCCCTTTTACCAGACAGATACTACATCATACTTAAGCCTCTTGATGATGAGAACTTTACCCTGACTGCTTACGATACAACTGATAAAACCTATGAGGATGACTCCGACTACAACCCAGCCATGATTATACAAGAGGGTATAATGGAAGCGGTGAGAGAAGACCTTGAGGATGTGTATGATAAGGGTGCAGCATCAATACAGTTTAAGCTTACTGCAGAGGCTATGATTGAAGAAGTAGAAGAAGAATTAAAGAATCAGTTTTGTGACAATGTTGTAAAAGTTAATTTTGGAAAGAAACAATGAGACATGAAGAATTTATGAAGAAGCAAATGGACAGCCCTCAAATGAACTCGTGGAAGAACTGGGCAAATTCTGTGCCTAGTCAAGAAAGTAAAGTAGATAATGTTAACAAGCCGCCACACTACAATCAAGCAGGTGTTGAGTGCATTGACGCAATCCAAGCGGCGACAGACGATGGGTTTGAATACTACCTGCAAGGAAACATCATCAAGTACCTCTGGAGATACCGTTACAAAAACGGAGTTGAAGACCTCAAAAAAGCACAGTGGTACCTAACCAAACTAATCGAAACAAAGGGAGAATAAGAACATGAACAACATGTTACCTACACCATACCAGCAGTTCATTCACAAGTCACGCTATGCTCGTTGGATTGATGGAGAAGAGCGTCGTGAGAATTGGGATGAAACTGTGGATCGTTACATGGACTTTATGCAGAGTCAGGTAGAGGACAAATGTAACGTTAAAGTAGACTTGGGTGAGGTTCGTGAGGCTGTTCTTAGTCTTCAGGTTATGCCTTCCATGAGGGCAATGATGACTTCAGGGCCAGCGTTGGCTCGTGACAATATCTGTGGGTACAACTGTAGTTACATTCCGGTTGATAGCCCTCGTTCGTTTGATGAGTGCATGTACATATTAATGTGTGGCACTGGTGTTGGCTTTAGTGTGGAGAGAGAAAATGTTGACAAATTACCTGTTGTATCTGATAATTTTAGTACTTCTAGCACCGTAATTAATGTAGCAGATAGTAAGCCGGGATGGGCTAAAGCTTACCGTGAACTGGTTGCATTGCTTTACGCTGGGCAAGTTCCTTCTTGGGATATGTCTGATATTCGCCCTGCAGGTGCGCGGCTAAAGATCATGGGGGGTAGAGCCAGTGGGCCACAGCCCCTAATTGATCTATTTAACTTTACCATAGAAATATTCAAGAAGGCTGCTGGACGCAGGTTGTTTCCTATTGAGTGCCATGACCTTATGTGTAAGGTGGGCGAGGTAGTTGTTGTAGGTGGTGTTCGCAGGTCAGCCCTGATTAGCCTATCTAATTTAAATGACGATCAGATGCGTCACGCTAAATCTGGACAGTGGTGGGAGACAGAGGGGCAACGTGCGTTGGCTAACAACTCTGTAGCCTACAAGACAAAGCCTGAGATGGGTACCTTTATGCGTGAGTGGCTTGCTCTGTATGACAGCAAGTCTGGTGAGCGTGGTATGTTTAATCGTGAGGCTGCTGAAAAACAGGTGGCTCGTAATGGCAGAAGAGAGACAGGACACATGTGGGGTACGAACCCTTGCAGTGAGATAATTTTACGCCCATACCAATTTTGTAATTTGTCAGAAATAGTTGTTCGTGAAAATGATACACTAGAGTCCCTTAAGGATAAGGTTAGACTAGCTACCATTCTTGGTACTATGCAGTCTACCCTGACTGACTTTAAGTATCTCAGGAAGGTTTGGAAGGATAACACAGAAGAAGAAAGGTTGCTTGGGGTTTCTTTAACAGGCATCATGGATCACCCTGTCTTGTCCAAGAATGTTGACAGCAAACTGTGGCTGCAGCAGATGCGTGACGTAGCGGTAGAAACAAACCGTGAGTACGCAGAGTTACTTGGTATACCTGCCAGTGCAGCAATTACTTGCGTCAAGCCTAGCGGAACTGTTTCGCAGCTTACAGACTCTGCTAGTGGTATCCACGCACGACACAACGATTACTTTATTCGTACTGTTCGTGGTGACAACAAAGACCCCCTGACACAGTTTCTTGTAGATAGCGGCGTACCTGCTGAACGAGATGTGATGAAGCCAGACAACGTAACAGTCTTCAGCTTTCCTATGCAGTCTCCTAAAGGGGCTGTTACCCGCACACAAACTACAGCCATAGAGCAACTAGAGTTGTGGAAAACCTACGCTATACACTGGTCGGAACACAAGCCATCCATCACTGTATCTGTAAAGGAAGAAGAGTGGATGGACGTAGGAGCGTGGGTGTATGAAAACTTTGATGTAGCATCAGGGGTTTCTTTCCTTCCCCACAGTGATCACACTTATCAACAGGCACCATATCAAGACATAGAGCCTGACGAATACCTTGAGTGGAAGCAACGCATGGAAGTGGTACACATTGACTGGAACAAACTGACAGAGTTTGAGAAGGAAGATAATACTACTGGCTCTCGTGAACTTGCTTGTACTGCAGGGGTTTGTGAAGTTGTGGACTTGACAGCGGCATGAATTGCTGGCACTGTACATATGCCCTAACTTGGGGCGGTGACCATGATACAGAGGATGATCCAGATCATTCTATGGTCACCAACCTTAGTTGCTCAAACTGTGGGGCGTTTGTTTTAGTATACTTACCTAGAGACGAGGAAGAAGACGATGACGGATAAAGAAAATGTAGTTATTATAGATGAAGTAGAATACAAGGTAGATGACATGGGTCATGTGGATCAGTATACTGTCATGCAGATAAGGGATGTTCGTGACCAAATACAGAAGTTAAACTTTAGAATGGCCCAGCTACAGGCATCCCAGTCTACTTTTATGACTACATTAGCCCAGAGTCTTAAGGAAACAAACAGTGATACAGATCAAAATAACGCCTGATATAATAGCTCGTGCCAAAAAGAAAGCCGCCTCTGTAGGTATTCTACAGGGCAGCATAACTGGTAGTCTTAGTAATGTGGTCGGAGCTATAGGCGAGGTGATTGTAAAGGATTACGTTGGCGGTGCTGATGCCAACAACAAGGACTTTGATCTGCTGGTTGGAAACAAACGGGTGGACGTAAAGACCAAGCGTTGCAATACCACCCCATCACCTAACTACGACTGCTCTGTGTCAGCACACGGAACCAAACAGGACTGTGACAGCTACGTCTTTGTTCGTATCCTTACGGATCATAGCAAGGCGTGGATTCTTGGTGAGATACCAAAACAAACCTTCTACACAAAAGCAACCCGTTACAAGGTGGGTGACGTAGACCCAAGCAACGGCTTTGTATTCAAGGCTGATTGTTACAATCTAGCAATACAGGAATTAGAACAAGTAGATGGCTAACAAAAGCAAAGAGGCTACCCTGTTTACATTTCAGGCTAATCTAAAACAGAACGGCACCGTAGAGTTGACTTGGGAAGGAGTGAAGCCAGAGCAGTTTGAATCTGCAATGGTAAAGGGACTACCCCAGTGGGATGGGTCACATTCGACCGCATCCCTTCTACGATACCTTCGGTCTATGGCAGATGAAATGATGGAAAAGTCCAGAAACTATATCTAGGCTTTCTTGCTTTTCTTCATGTTCTTTTGTATTGCTGCTTGACGTTTCTTTTCGTAGCCAGACATCTTGCCGTCTTCATCAAGGTCACCAAGCATAGCCTTACCGCCAAATGCCATCCGCATCTTCGGAGTCTGCATCATGGCAGTTTGCATCTGATTCATGTCCCCTGATGTCATGTTGTTGTTCTGCATCATGTTCTGTTGTGGCTGACTTGATGACATCATACCGCCCCCGTAAGCTTTCTTGCGGGGTTTTTTCATGGCTGTACCACCGTACATCATGGGTTTGCGGCGGGACATACCACCATACATCATTCCCTTGCGAGGGCCATTATTGTACTGTTTCATCTTCGTCTGTCTCTTCCTGCGTAATAGGGTTTATGATTGTTCCGTAAGTACGGAAGTTTTCTTCTTGGGCAAGTATCTCATCCATCGACGGTATGTTGTTTCCGCTAGCCGCAACACCCTTTGCTAGGTGAGCTTCAAGTCTGATTCTTAAAGTCTCTATGACTTGCTTTGACGGGTTGTTGTTGTATAGGATAGCAGCCATTGCTTCGGCAGCTAGTGGATCAGACAATGCTGCATCCATCAAGTTTTGTTTGTACAAAAGGACTGTCCGGGATGCCAATTCGGTACCCACATACAGGGGACTAACCATTCCCCTTGCCACGTTAAAGATACGAGAGAAGGCAGAGTCGATTGTTATGACACCGTTAACACCACCCCTTCGTAAATCCAGAGAGTCGCCTATTGATGACTCTACCCAATCCCGCATACGTATCAGTGAGTCAGCGTGTTTCTTTCCAAGAACTTCATACATAAGCTTCTGTTGGTTTTCATCAGACACTATCTGACTAAACATCTCACCGGATAATGATAACTGCTCCTTACCCTGTCTGACTCTTGTGTTTGCCTTTGCCTTTGCAAACAACCCTTCGGCGTACATGTAGCGCATTGCCTTTTCGACTTGTTCTTTTGGAAGCCCTGAACTGGCTACAAGCTCGTCAATTTTAGCGGAATAAGATGCGGGGTTGCCGTTGAGAAAGTAAACGTCAAAGAAGGTTTCTTTTTTGTTTACCAACTGTGCGTCAAATCCAAGTGTCTTTATTGTGTTGGATATATCGTCGGCTTCATTCTTAGCTGCAAGAGTGAGAACTCCCTTAGTTGGGTCTAGCCTCTCCCTGAGTTTGCCGTACTCTGCTTGCCACTTCTTGTTCTTCAAAAGAAGATCATCAAAATCTATAGCGAAGTTTTTTATGTTGTCAAATTCAACAGTTCGCCTTGTTGCGGTTTGATTTGGGCTTCCGTCTTTTGGGATGACATCAACAGCAAGTCTGTCTTCAATCTCAAACATGCGCTGTGATCGACCAAACTTTAAAGTCTCCCCCACATCAGGTCCAAATACACGACCCCCTGTTCCGGGACTTTCTAAAACCTTCATGGCTTGAGCTTGTCTACCACCTATGTCTCTGGTCGCTGAGTATTGTAGATGGGAGTTGATTAAATTTTGGTAGATACCAAGAGCCTTCTCTTGACTAGGATCATTTAAATCAAACTCTATACGATCAGTTTCTTTATTGCGTGTTCCACCTATAGCGTATAGCACACGGTCTGATTCAACATCCAGTTGTCTCATAAGAGCAGCAACTTCGACATCGTCTGTAGCGTTCAAGAGCTTTGTAGATATTTCAGCCATTCTTAAGAATGCAACTTCAGGATGATTTCTGTCAATGTTTTTGTAGCCGTACGGACCTTCTGTCTTAGGACGATCTGCTGGACCCTTACGAACACGGGATGCTAATGCTGGACCCAGCCAAGCGTAACTAACATCACGATCTGTACGAGAACCCACCTTATCAAAGTACGTCTGACGGGCTACCTCTACTTGTTTTTTGACTTCGGGGCTAAGATCACCATACGTATTTGTTATCAAGTTTCGCATTTCTGTTTTAACTTTGTTTATTTCTGATGCGTCGATTTTTCCACCTATAGCCCGTATCTCAAAGAACCTGTACATATCTTCGGCTTCAGAAAACGTAGCTGAAAACAAGCGGGATAGTTCTGCTTCAGGAACTTGCCCTGCTTCAATTGCATCCATAGCTATATCTATGTAAGAAACATCTGGGTTCTCTTGTCTAGCCTGTTGTAGTGCTTTGTTTAAATCTTGCTCACTAAAACCAAACTCTTTAATTAGGTTTCGTTTAGCCATTTCATCGAAGGTCTTAAATACAGCCTTGCCATCTCCACGTATAAACTTACCAAAGTCTGACATGTTTGAAGCTATGGGTCTATCAAGCATGTCTCCAGATAAAACACCGAACCTTTGTATTACCGAAGCTAGATCAAATGTTCTGTCACCAACTAGGTCATCTACTTTACGGTACTCTGCGCTTGCTTCTGCTCTACGTCTGCCGTATGAAATATCAAGGAGAGTGTCTGCATTTCTACGAGAAGCCTTGATAAATTCCCCTTCTGACATTTCGTCACTTAAAGAAGCTAGAACTGCAGTGTCTTGTCTTACAGACTCAAGCATTTTGGCTTCAACTTGGTTAAGAATTTGAGCTTCATCTACAATACGTGCGACAGTTCCTTCAGGTAAGATAGAAATCTTTTCGAGGTCCGTTGCAAGCTTATACATGTCAGCAACTTGTGTGCCATCAATATCGTCGTTTAGGTTAGCTATATTACTGGTGTACTGATCAAACAGTAAAACAAGAGCTTGTTGTTTATCTCTAAGAGCATCTTTTTGTTTGCTAGCTCCATTTTCTAAATCAGATATAAACCCTTGTAAGGGGCTGTTGTCCCCTAACTCAATCCCATCTGCTTTCATCATGTCCCTGATGATGCGAATGTTTTGATCGATACCTACAGCCAGACTCTGTTCGTCTGCAGTGGCACGGATTAATCCTTCCATGTCTTTTGAATTAACAAGTTTACCTGAAGTAACCTGATCTAGCTTTTGGCCTTGATAGGCAATGAGAGGAGCCAAGCCGGATGCTTGAGCAACACTAAGGTTTAGCCTCTTCATAACGTTGCCCAGATTTTCAGGAGACATACCGCTTTCAGCAAGGTCTGTTCTGTACGACTGCATCATTTCACGATAGCGAGAAAGTGAGTCAATCACCATTTGACGAGGGTTTTCACCAAACCTGTTTTCAGTGGGAAGTGCGCGAAGTATGCGATTGAACTGATCAAAAGCTTTTACTCTTTCGTCGTTCATGTCAAATCCCTGAGATTGCAGGGCTTGTTTCATAGCTCTTTCATCGCCACTAACAAGTGCATCACGAGGAATGAAGGGGAACATGTCAGAGTTTTGAAGCAACTCAGCAACATCAGTAAACACACCCTCTGTTACACTATCTCCTACTTTCCATGTAACTCTTGCAGCCCCGTTCACCACAAAGGGAGTTATCATAGGAGCAGTGATTGCAGCAATCATATCAGAGGGGACACCAAACATGGACATGTCGGGAAGATATGTCATAGCCGCACCAATAGATGCAGAGATAAGCACTTCATCTCTTAGGGCTGCTCTCATATACGGGTCTTTGTTTACTACCTTTTGATATTCGTTTCGACGAGCCGTAAGAGCTTTTTGTTGCTGTACTAAAATTGCGCGTCTCTCAACGTTATTTTTAGCAAGCGGAGCTACGCCTTCATTAATCTTTTCTATCTCATCCCCTAAACCAGATATATTATCGTCAAACTGCTTAAGGTTTGCGTTCATATCTCTATAGACTGAACCCATTCCTATCTTGCTTTTCCTACGCATTCCCCCCAGAAAACGTGTTACTTGACCTACTCCGGGTGTTCTTTCGACTACTTCTCTTGCACCGAAGAACATCTTTTTAACAACGTTACCTGTTTCTTTAAAGTCGTTTCTACGGATTTTCTCAAACACTTGAAAGTCTGTCATCCCAGCCATACCGTCAGGGGAATCACTTCTAGCGTTGTCAATCCTTTTCATCATTCGGTTGGACGATGCTCGTGTCAGCTTCACAGCCGCACCTGTAAATCCAATCTGTTGACCAAAAATTAAACCAGCCTTTGAAACAAACGGCAACTCATCAAAGGCAAGCTCAACCATCGCACTTGCTACTTGTGGTGGCAGTCCCACATCCATGCGTTTGACTTGGCCTGTTTCTTCATCACGAATGTAATCTTTTTTAGAAGTGCCATCTTCTCCTGCTATTAGCTGGATCATTGGCTCTGTGTGTTGTCTGTTCCATTCGTCTTGTCCGTAGGTCTTAATAAATGTCTTCTTGTACCACTTCTGCATCGAAGCTTCTCTGGATTCAGTAAGTTTGTACCCTGAAAGAAACTTTTCGGACCCTTGAATGTATCCGCTTTCTGACATGCGTTGATTGAAGGATGATGGTAAGACATCACCAAAAGCACGTTCAGAAAAGGCAGTATCAGCTAAAGCCCTTACTCCTGCAATTACCATCGGAACAATGTAGGGAGTACGAGCAACATCCCCCGGAAGATTACTTATCACTCTAACTGCTTCACTGTAAGTATCTCCTACAGCAAACTGACTCATAATCATACGCTTACCGTCTAATCCAAAGTAAGGATTTTCAGTCTGAAGAGCGTCACGAATTTTCTTGTTTGTTGCTACAATTCCGTCGATGGTTTGTTTGAACTCGTAGTCTGCCCCTTCAAACACTTCGTCTGGTAAACCGTACTCTCCCGGAACAACAAGTTTATCGGGTTCAGCTACAGGGACTCGTTCTTGACTTATAAAGCTGCTAAGAGTTTCGTTGTAGAAAGCATCGTCAGATTTCAAATTGGTAAGCATACCCTCTGATAATGCTAACCCTGCTATCTGATTGCTGCCGTTGTTAGCCTGAATAGCAGCCTGTAAGTTTGGACTGTCAACGACAGCGTTAAACTGACTTTGTAGTGCAGGTATAGTTATCTGACTACCGCGCTGCCTGTCAATATCAGCAGACATAATTGCCGGAACATCCTTTACTACAACTTGGTCAGGGTCAGTCGCTGTAGCAAGGGTTCCGTCTGGGGATGCTTCGGGAACAGCAGAAAGAATAGGCTTATCCATTCCCTGTGGAAGAAGCTTCTTGTCTCTTTCAGCCGTAGTCATTTCTGGAGTAATCTGGGGTGACTGCTCTGCCATGATTAGTTTGTACCTTGTGAATTTAAGATGTAGTATTCGGAACCGTCGGTTCGTTCTATCTTTTTATAAAGAGCATCGCCTTTTCCGGGAAGCTTGTAGAAGTTCCCAGATCGGATGGCGGGACTGTCTAAGTCAGTTGCCTCTACTGCGTTTATTTCGCTGGGTGTTGGAGGAACTGGGGCAACATCTAGGGGTGCAGGGCGGTCAGCAGGGTTAACATTACTTGCAGGTGGAGTAACAGTTTGATTACCAGTTGGAGTC